TTGAAGCGTATTAAATCCAAATATAGCACACTCATTCATCTCTCCCTCTATGACTGGTTCAAATACAAAATGAAATGCTGCGTCATTATAAATATTTCCTGCTGGAAATACTCCAAAATTTTGAATGCCTACTGCGGTTGAGTCTGTCATTGCAAACTCTAAATCTACAAATCGCTGTCCTTTGCGAAAATTCAAACTTTGTCCTGTGTTTGTTGCCAACACATTTTGATTTGGTGTTGATGCTGACGAAGCGCTAAATATAATTGGAGCATATTTCTTACTATTAAGTGCTGTGTCATATTTTATATTTGTCCAATCAAGACCTGCTAAGTTATATGTAACAACACCATATGTTGAACCACTAACAAGTGTTATAGTTCCTTGTGTTACAAGATTTACTGGTTTTAAAGCAAAAATATCATATTTATCCCACATCTCTCCCAATACATTTTTCAAGTCAATATTTGAAAAAGTAAATTGTGTTTTCTGCGCATTAATCGTGCAGGGATTCACACTTGAATTCGTTGATAATATTAATGAACCACTTTGAGATAGCATTTATATTATCATTATATTTTATTCCTTAACTCCAACAACGATAAAACTCAATGTAAAATGGTTCATTTGAGCATTCAATACTGTTGAATTGCTATTTATAGACCATAACTGAAAGTTTAAATCTACTGTTTCAGATTCGGGTTTTCTAAATGTAGTTGCCCCAATTGGATTTGAAAATGATTCAGCGTCTGCTGTGCTTGCATTTTGTGGATTAAAAATTGGTGTTGTCGTATAATCTCGCACCAAATTATTACTATTAAGCACCGACAATGTGTTTATAAATTGTAGTCCGCTTACTTGAAACCATTGTACTCTTTGATTACCTGACAATGAGGTTGCAACACTTCCTGTTCCATAACTAGCGCATATTAAATTGAACTTATCAAATTTGTCCCACAGCGTTCCTATTATGCGTCGCATATTCACATTTGTAAATGTAAAGTTTGTCATTGTTGCGTTCATTGTTCCAAAAGTATTTGTTGCGCCTGCTGATAAAATCCGCGTTGATAATGTAAAGTTTGCCTGTTCATTTTGATAAAGCAAGTTCCACGGATTTTTGTATATTACATCTTTTTTGATGGGCGCAAATGTTAAAAAAAATGGACAGTTACCCACATTTGTAGTTACTCCACTATCTGCTACTATATTCAATGTGAGTGATATTTTATTACTATCTGGTTTTATCATTATGAACTCTCGTGTTTGTATCAGTTTTCCTATGTTAGCAAGTGTTACCGAAGCACTAGAACCTTGCGCTGCCACTGCCACATTTGTTGATGCTGTCTTTCCTTGATGCGATGCATTAATAAGATTCAATCCATTAACAAAAATAGTATTCATTTCTGTTGCGTTGATTGTTCCTGCATATGCTATTAATACTTTGAATGTATCATATTTTGTGTAGAGGGTCTCTCCTAGTATTTCACGCAAATCTACGAAATAAGTGCAGTTTCTAAATGTCGAGTCTCTTACACCAACATTAGTTGTTGTTGTCGTTAATACTGATGGATTCAACCATAATTTTGCTACTTCAATGTCCATTTATAATATAATAAGATTTATAAATCGACTAAAATGCTAATGCTAAAGTCTTAATAGCGAGCATAGCAGACACCGTTCTCATACACAAGCACCTGATCGTAGCATGCAAAGGCAGTCTGGAGAACAGTGATAGCACCAGCACTGTAATAGTTGATGATGGCGAAGATATCACTGGTGTTGGTGTTAGTTCCAGCAAAGATGGAACTCTTGTCAGCATTCTGGTAAATTTCCATATCAATGCCAATCAAGAAAGCACCCGAATCCTCAGTAGATGCCTCAACTAAACCAGCAATGGTGTTAGGGGCATTGAGTGTGAAAGCAGTGTTGTCAATAGAGGGTTGGAGTTGCATATCGGCGAGCGAACCAAAGCATTTAATTGCCTCATTGTAGATTTCAGGAAATGAGGTAGGAGCAGTAGAAGGAAGGACTTCAGAACCAACTCTGAACTGGTATCCGATGGAGTTAGAACTTCCAACACCGAAAGCACAGTGGGAAGAAGGATACTGGGCAGCGAGACCAGCAGTTGTTCGGGTAGCAACCAAGATATTCTTAAGAGATGAGAACTTGGCAGGGATGGGGAATGACACCTGAGTCGCGGTAGTGGCAGGAACCGACGCAGAGTTGGTGTAAGATCTCCACGAGGGGAGAACCATCTGCATTGGACTAGAAGAACCCGCCTTAATAGCAGCAACAGCACTATCGGGTAACTCTAAGAACTCACCGCAGTAATTGACATTGGTGAATGTAAAACTGATTGGAAGAACTGCTCCACCACCTTCAACCATTAAGGCACGAACTAGCGTAGATTGGAGAACGAGTTCCACTCTAAGAGGAGCAGCAGTCATCTCCCACAGAGGAAGATACTTATCACCCGACAAAGCACCAACTAGCGAAACCAAGTTGATGGCAAAAGGGAAAGATGCACTTGTGGCAAGAGCACCAAGAGCACGACCTCTGTTGACAGAACGAGTATTCAACAAAGCAGCAGCAGCAACACCAACAGCAGAATACTCCTCGTTGGTGCCTGATGTGACTGAAAAGCGACCCTTGACGGCATCCTCAGGTGCTTGGTAGTCATAGAGAATCTTCGCCAACTGACCATAGTTATCAATATCCTCTAATAAATTTGACCCGTGGAATACTCTAACACGCTGGATAAACTGGTGCCAACCGCAAGACTCTAAAGTTGCGGCAGTTGCGGCAGATGTAAGAAAAGTGTTTATGGTTCCTCTTAAGTAAGACTCGGAGGGGATGAGAGCAGTGTTGTTTCTGGTGGGGATGTTAATGGTGATGGTATCGCCGTTGTTGTAAGCACCCGTTCCACCCTGAGGTTGGATTTGGGTCAAATAGCGTCTGGCAGGAGCAGACTCGACTTTAGACTGAAACTTGAGATTAGCGGGAATCATTTTATATATTCTTGTTATAAAATATTTAAAATTGCTAAATATTTTATGAGTTTATCTTTTCAAAACTCTTCTTTCTAAACCACCGGAGACTTTTCTCGCAAGTGCCTCTTCAACCATTTTGGCAACAGGGCGGTCCATCAAATGCATTTTACTTCCAATGCGTCCCTTGCCTAAAGGCATCTTATGCCCTAACATTCCTTTTCCCAACGGCATTTTGTGTCCAATCATTTTTTATATATTATGAAACGACTTTGTTTCCATTATTCAGTAAATTTCACACAGTCCAGTTGCAGTGTCATCTGATAATTAATTCCATTTAGATTGACCAGTTGTCCATTGTTGTCTATGATGCGAATTTGTATTTGCTCCAGTTTATTCACATACAGATTAATTCTGAAATTATTTGGATTTGTATATGATATGATACTAAATGGCGCCACATACACTGGAATTGTTGCTAAAATATTCTGGTTGTATGCCTGCGCCACATTGATATTATATGTTGGATAGTTGCATTCAATATTCAATGCTCTTATTTGATTGAGATTCACACAGTCCCGTCCATACAATAGATTTGCTGTGCTGGTGGTGCTTGTTGTTTTGCTAAATCCTAATACATGATTAATTGTGCCAGGATATATTATAAAATCAGAACTAGTATGCGTGATCAAAATCTTACTTGTTATGACACTGTAACTTACGCTATACGATGTGCCCATTGCTGCTTGGATAACATCTATAAGTTGGGTTATGTTGTAATTTCCGGGTTGAACATAATATGTCTGCATTGGATACAACCCCGCGAGACCCCAGTTGAAAGTGTTATCGTCAGCAGTAATACTGTAGAAACTGTAGGGGATGCTTGCATTCTGGAGAGATAAGTATATGTGATGTCCGTCTGGAATCTCGATTACCGGCAAATAGTAGATGCTGTTTGCTGGATTGTTGTCAATCGTTTCTGTCGCATACCTGGAATTTAGATATATTTGAATAGATTCATTTTGCATCTCTTAGTTAATATAATACAATATTTTACTTTGCCTCTTGTATTTCTAAATGATTTCCATTCTTGTAGATTTTCTCTTCGAAGCAATCCACATCCATATGCTGGTATGGTCTATCAAATATGTAATCGTAAATCTTCTTTGCATCTTCCTCATTCATTTTCAATAATTCTTTCGCTATTGTTCCCCACTCCTCTTTGTTGCGAACCCCGCTAAAAATGCTTACCCAAGTCAATTGCTTGCGAAGAATCTTTGGGAAATACAAATACGACTGCACTGTAAATAAGAAGTGGCAATTCAAATGTCTCGCCTTAATCAACATTGCATTCAATTTGGCAACAATATGTTTGTCTTTTAGGTTATTGGCAAAATCGTCAATGATTACCAATGAATACTCAGGGGCATCATCTTCCTCCCGATCTTCTTTAATACTTGTCAACTCATCTTTGATTTCATCGAGCGTTTCTGCCGTAAGTTCATGAAAAACCTTATCGTGCTTTTCAAATGGATGTTTCTGCACCGACAAGAAAGATGATACTGGACAGAAATACCAAATGTGGTGGAATTTTTTTTTATATACCGTTCTCATCTGTCCCAACAAATGACTCGTCTTGCCACTGCCACCCGAACCTATGTAGAGGGTTATTCCTCCATTTCGCCGCGATACTCCCTCTACTATATCAGGCACATATGTGTCCATCGTCTCTTTCACCGGTTTCGTTTTTGGTATGTTTTCATTGACTTCCTCTTTGATTGCTAATATGGGCATCTTATGACTTATTATTAGATATTGTTTGAGGCGCTGTTTAATTTAGCAAAATGTATGCACATAGTATATAAAATGAGTTCGCTAAATGATGACACCAATGATGCTGAGGAAGTGCTAACAAAACCAAAGCAGAAGAAACAGCGCTCAGAAGCACAGATTGCTGCTACCGAGCGAATGCGCGAAGCACTTGCTAAGAAATCTGCACCAGTTGCTACTGAGAAGAAAATGATTTTAAAAGCAATCAAGGAGAAACTCAATGGACCATCAAAGACCGATGTTATACATGAAGAAGAGGAAGAGGAGGAGGAACCTGCACCTGTTGTTGTTAAGAAAACCAAGAAAGAACCCAAACCGGAACCCGAACCCGTAGTTGTCAAAAAACCTCCCAAAAAGGAACCTAAAGTTGTTTATCAGTCTGAATCCGAATCTGAGGAAGAAGTCATTGTTGTAAAGAAAAAGAGGAAACCAAAGAAGAAGACCATTATTTATGAAGAATCCGAAACCGAAGAGGAGGAAGTAGTAGCACCAAAACCTAAAACTCGAGAAACCAAGACACAGCAAAATTCTCGCTCTGTTTTCAAAGTCAGTGTTCCTGAAGTGAAACCTCCTGCCCCACTATACTATTTTGCATAAGCGTTTTTCTAAATTGACTTGCACGCTCCTCATTGTATGCTAAACGGTCTTCTATTACTTTTCGCTTCCTCTCCAGTTTCGTTTTACCCGGTTTTGTCGGTTTATAGATTTTCACTTGATTTTTATTCTTACTTCCTTTTGGGCGTCCTGCCTTTTTTTCATTATCCATTTTATAATATTATATTATACTATAAAATGTATCATAATTGCGGATGTGGGTCTCAATATACTATCAAAAATAAGAATCAACACTTTGCAACAAATAAGCATCGCAACTGGATCAAGGCACAAGATGACATGTATCAAAATCGCCTCGAGAAGGAATTGGAAAAGATGCAATCATCGCAAAAAAATGTATCATCAAATACTATAATGATGGAAGAAGACAAACCTATTATAAATGATTTAGAACAAGTTAGAGAACCTAAGATTGTTGAAGGAGGCAATCCTACCAAGGATGCAAAGGATGCCGATGAATCACAACGGAAACAAATCAATGTCAACATTCATTGTGTCCGTTGCACTGAACTCCGTTTGGCACTTGAAATGATGGGCATATTAATGGGAATCACTGCCTTCGGGTTAGTTCTCTGGAAGATATCAAAAGACTGAGTGTCTCATTTCAAAAAACACTTTTGAGATGAGTTTCAAAACTTCGGCGCAAGAGGTTCTAAGTAATTCTTGCACAATGTTCTAAGAGGAAATGCTATTGTTTTCATCTTCCTC